GAATACGGTGGTGCTCCGAGATCATCTCCCGCGCATCTGTCAGGCCTGCGGGCACAAAAAACCCCGCTAGTGAGCGGGGTTATCGGACATCCTCGAAAGGCTTGGTTCGCCAAAGGACGTGGTGGCTATGGGTGGAGGGGAAGCATAGCCACCGTCCAGCCGCCAAAGTGAGCATTCCCGCGGCTTCCCGCAAGGTGGGTTACGAAGATTGTAACAGGCTCTGTAGCACTCGCCGTAGCACTCGCGGTAGCTCGGAGGGCATTGGGAGAATCTGATGGCGCAAATTTTCGTTGGGTTATCCATCACCACCGAACGCTTGCGTTCCCCCCGTACCCCGGTCAGTTAGAGGGCCGAGTGTGGACTCGAATACCGGGCCTGGCGCAGGCCCACCCAAGTCATTTCGTGATGCGAATCTGCTCGAATTTGCCCTTTCCGTTCTTGTGCCAAGGCACCCGGAACACAGCCGGGGGACGCACTGACTCGGCTTGTTCGGCAATTCTCGGCCACCACTCGACCAGTCGAGCCGCCTTGGCGTAGAACTGTTGAGTTGCCCAACCCTTATTGAGCACGAACACGACAAGTCCAGCCCCCGCAATCGCATCCCTCTCAATCGGACGGCGGTAGTGGTGGTCCTGCGTTATATGTACTTGGATACCAGCCTGCTTTACCGCGGCAAAGAGGTCCACGTCTTTCGTGCCTCGGTCCACGAGGTCCAACACGTGAACCACTTCATGACCGTCTTTCTCGGCGAGACTATTAAGCGCCCTTGCTAGGGCAACCGGAAGGTTCTCGTCGAGCTGCGCTCTCAAGCAGCGGCGGCCAGCGCTTCAAACTCCAGCGCCTTACGGACTGCGGCAAGTGGTATGTCGAACATCCTAGCCACTCGCTTCTCGTCACCCTTCTCGGCGCGGACAGCCTCAAAGATGGCAATCGTCGGGACATCGTACTCAGCAAGAATGGGTTGACCGAATTTCCGGGCGGGATCGAACACGACCGCTTTGGAGTTCTTCAACGGAAACCAGCGCGAAGCTTCTCCCTGCATATCAAGCTCTACACCCTCTCGCAAGGACGGCCCAATGACCTTCTGGATGACGTTCTGCTGCTTCTCAACGTCAACAAGCGACTCCTCGCCCGTTTCTTCGAGCACCTCCATGAAGATGCGTCGGCCATCGGTTCGGAACTTTTTGCACGTGAATGGGTATGGCGCTGAAAGCTTTTCTTTCGCGACATCAAGCGTGCGCCGGATTACGGGCAAGGGCACGCCTTCCGCCCGGAAAGTGTGAACGAACCGAAGCTCTATAAGGTCCCGAAACCCCAGCCCCTCAATGTTCGTATCGGAGAGCTGGTTCTGCCAAAGCGGCCGAGAAAAATGAGCTTCTCCGTCCCGTCCGTTGCGGTTGTAACCAAGCATCCACCTACGCAGCTCTCCGGGAGCCGCGCCGATGAATCTGGCCGCATCCGCAAAGGAATAAATTCCGATGCCGAGCGTGGCATCTGTGGTGGGTGCAATGGTCATGTGATCAGTCTATGTGAGGGGTCGTAGCAAGCGCCAGCGCCAAGCAGCCTTCAACTCTCCTCCGAGACAGACGCACACGTTGAGACGGCTTTCTCGCTTGGCCAATATGGCGCATCGGCAACGCCTCGCCGCTCCTTCAGGCCAATGGGTTTTCTTACCTTTCGGCGATGGGTACAATTCTGCCTAACGAGCGTTAGTTGATCTTGTACCCACAGGGCGTCCCATGAAAATCGTCAGCTACCTTCGGGTGTCCACGCGGCAGCAAGGCGCGAGCGGCTTGGGCCTTGAGGCTCAGCGCGCAGCCATCGAGGCCTATGCGGCCAAGCGGAACGGCAAGGTCATCGAAACCTTTACCGAGGTGGAGAGCGGCAAGCTCAACAGCCGGCCTGAGCTGTTGAAAGCACTGCATCTCGCGAAGGTGACCGGAGCGACGCTGGTGATCGCCAAGCTTGATCGACTCTCTCGAAATGCCGCCTTTTTGCTCACCCTGCGGGATAGCGGCGTGCGCTTTATTGCTGCCGACATGCCGGATGCAAATGACCTCACGGTGGGCATCATGGCTCTAGTGGCTCAACAGGAGCGTGAGGCGATCTCTCGTCGTACCATGGAGGCCCTGGCGGCTGCCAAGGTCCGTGGGGTGCGCTTGGGGAACCCTAATGGGGCTGCGGCGCTCAAGCGTGCGGGCAAAGGAAATATGGCGGGGCTGTGCGCCATTCGCGTCAAGGCGGACAGTCATGCCAAGAACCTGCAACCCGTCATCAATGCTCTTACTTCAGAAGGTCTGACGAGTCTCAGAGCGATTGCAAAGACGCTTAATGACCGCGGGATGCTGACGCCACGAGGCGGTCGTTGGCACAAATCTTCTGTCAGAAACTTACTGGATCGCCTCAGCGGTTTTGCAATGTAGGGCTAACCGATATCGGTAGCAACTAACGGGTTATTACAAATATATCCAAGGCTATCAATCCGTATTGTCTTTTGACCGCTACGCGGGAAAATTAGTTTAAAGCTATGGATCACCCTCGCTCTCTTTCCAAAAATCCCCGTTCAACTTATAAAATTGAAAACCCTTTTGCCTTTTTCCCTGAACGTAAACGCCATCTTCTTTCGGAATTCCACTCTGCCACCACGACTTATATGGGCCGTGATACTCGTCGTTTTCCAAGTAAGCAAGTAAAACCAATATCCCCTCCGAGGACCATTGTCGGAGCATGCCATTGATTACTCCATTGTGGTATTCGGCCTCCGCAAAGAGCTGTCCGTTATCAAACCAAAGCCGTCGCAAGCCCTCAAGCTTTCCGTCTTTTTCAGACCATTCTGCTTTGAGCCGTCCCGAGGGGAAGTATTCGCGATGGTCTTGTAGCTCTAGTTTTTCCATAAAAAGATCCTTTCGACGTCTAGGTCAGGGTCTCATGTCTCTCATAGACCATGCAGCTGGTTGATTATCTATCCCTCTGAGACATAGGTCTCGACGTATGGCTGCTCTCTGCCGACAAGCCTCGGCCCAACGATTAGGATTATCTGAGGGGCCGTAGTCTTCGTATTGTTTGCACTCGTCAAACTCTTCTTTATAACGCTCGTGACAATCATCTCCGTCACCATTTTTTGGACAAGTCCCTGAAATGGGCTTTGTTTTTGAAAATGGTAGAGAGTTAGAAGGCGCCCCAGCCATGGCCGCCGCTCCGCACCCCATCAGGCCTAATCCGACTACGGTGACACCGGGCATGCAGGCCAATTCGCCTGGGCCGCTGGGGGAGCACACAAGAGCTGCACCGACACCCACGGCAACGCCGCCTATAACGCATCGCATCGGCGCACTCGGTCCATTCGAGCCGCTTAGCCCCATCGGATCAAAATCGTTCAAAGGGTTATTGCCAACATAGGCATACGTACTAATGCCTCCGTTGAACCCCGTCGGATCAGTCTGCGCATAGCGTCCCAAATAGGACTCAAAGGTCCGATAACCGTTGTCCGAGGTTCCCGTTTCCGAGTCAAACCATTGTCCCGGATAGCGCAGGTTGAGTGCATAGCCCGCTGACGCTGGCTGTTGTTCGCCGAACGGATTGCCCTGATACGCCCACGACCAGACGACAGTGCTCGCGGCGTTGGTCACTGCTCTGGGGGTAGAGAGGTGGTCAGCCACGACGTAGTTCACGGTGCTGGACGTGACGCTACCCGTCCCCGTGTTGTCCACCGTAGCCACCGGCAGATCGTCCAGCCAGATGTAGTCACGGCTACTTGCGCCGTAGTTGGCGAGCACGTGACCGGCTTGGTCGTAGTTGAAGCGCAGCCCACTGGCTGAGGTGTACACCCGCTGGCCGAGGGCGTTGTAGAGGTATGTGCCCACCGTAGCCCCGTTTGCCTGGGCGAGCGCGATGCGCTGGCGCGGGTCGTAGGCGAAGCCGTAGGTCTGGCCACCGATCACGCTGCCCGTGGTGTTGCCGTTGGCGTCGTTGGCGCGCGGGGCATTGCCGATACTGGCGAGTTGATGCGTGCCGCTAGTGTAGCTGTAGGCGCCTGTCGCAAGGCCTGAAGCGGTCTTGCTTAGCCGGTCGCCGGTGGGATTGTAGGTATAGCTCTCCAGTACGCCGCTGCTGTTGGTGACGCTGGTGAGGTGATACAGCGGGTCGTACTGATAGCTTTCGGTCGCGGGGTTGGCGCCCGGTGCGTTGCCCAACGCGGTGATGTCGCCCATCGCATCACGGGCGAAATGTAGCGCCAAGGCGGGACTCGTCAGGTCCGTGAGCCGGTAGTTGGCATCGTACGCACGCGTTACCGTCTGGCCATTGCCCAGGGTGTAGCTGCTGATCGGGCCGAACGGTAGATAGGTGACGCTGCTCACCACGGTGGGCGACGCGGAGGTACTGCCGCTAGGTGCGACCTGGACGCCACTGATGCGGCCATTGCTATTGAAGGCGTAGCTGATCGCCGTGCCGTCGGGCGTGGTCTCGCCGCTGAGCCGATCCGCCGCGGTGTATCTATAGAACGTGCTGTCGGTTGCCCCCGAAACCACTTGCGTCTTCTGGATGACGTTGCCGCGGGCGTCGTAGCAGTAGATGGTACTGACCGCGTTCTCCACCATGCGCGTCAGCCGTCCGATGGGGGCGGAGGCAGCACAGCCTGTGACGCTATTGGCTTCGTCGTAGGTGTAGGTGACGTTGGCGGTGGCGTCCGTGTAGCTGGTGCTAGTTTTGCGATCAAGCGCGTCGTAGGTCGAGGTCGCCACCGTGCCTTTGGCATCCGTATGAGTCAGCGCGTTGCCGGCCGCGTCGAAGGTCGAGCTGCTGGTGCCGCTGTCGGGACTTTGCAGGGTCGTGAGGTTGCTCAGTCCGTCATGGGTGTAGCTGGTGACCAAGCCCGAGGGATCGGTGACGCTGGCGACGCGGTCCAGTGCATCCTGGCTGGTGGTCGTGGTGGTGTTGGCCGTCGCCGTGTCGGTGCCGTTGTAGTTGTCGAGGGTGCTCTTGAGGCGATTGAGTGCATCGTAGTTCTGCTGACGCTGGATGCCGAGGCCGTCGGCGCTGTGCGTGAGGTTGCCGTTGGCGTCGTAGCTGTCGCTGTAGCCGGCGTTGAAGACGGTCTGATTCAAACCATCGATCACCGCGGTGAGCTGACCGAGCGCGTTGTAGCTGCGCGACAGGCTATGCACCACCGTGCCGGAGGCCGTGCTGATCTGTTCCGCGGTCTTGTTGCCGGCCGCATCCAGCGTGTAGTGGATATCGTTGCCCTGCGCGTCGGTAATGTCGGTCAGACGATGCGCCGTGTCATAGCCAAACGTCGTCACGACCCCATCGGGATCGGTGAGGGTCTTGACGTTGCCGTACGGCATGTACGTGAACGCGGTGGTCGAGCCGCCCACGCTGCGCGAGGCCAACCAGCCGCGCGGGGTGTAGGTCATGTCCGTATTGACCCCGTTGGCGTCGGTGACGCGCGTCACGCGTCCGGCGCCGTCGTAGGAGGCGTAGGTCGTGACGTAACCGAAGGCATCGGTGATCTGATACAGGTCACCGGCTTGATAACAGGCTGCACCCGGCGTGCCGCAGTTCGTGGCACTGCTACTGGTGTAGTAGGTGTAGGTGGTGGTCTGGGTGAGGTCGGTACGAGGGCCTGTGGCCGTCAGCACCAAGCCGATGATCGGGCATTGGACCGTATCGACGGCGGTGCAGTAGGTATAAGTCGAGCGGCGCACACCAGCGGGGACGGTACCGGTGGCTGCGCAGGCGTATCCACTGGCGGCGCTGTTGGTCGGGTCGATGTCGCAACGAGCCAGGGTCTGGCCGACGGCGTTGTAAACCCAAGCGGTCGAGGCGACGGCGGTGCCGGCGGCATTGAGCACGGTGCGCGTGAGCGGCACGCGCAGTGTGGTGTTCCAGGTCGTGTTGGTCGTACGCTGATTGGGCGTGCCCGACGCCTCCACTTGCTGATCAAGCAGCCCGTTAACATCATATTGCGTGGTGGTTAGGTTGTTATTGAAATCAGTGTAAGACGCGGGATAACCATTGCCGTCGAGGGCTAGTGATTGATATTGCTGATTGCAGTCCGAACCGCAGAGTGCACTCATGCTTTGGATAAGCGCCGTGCCCTGAGGCGCCATAAAAGTGGCAGTAGATTGCTGTCCGAGTGGATAGGTTACTGTGTGTGTGCCACTGCCGGTGCGGGAATACGATAAGGTATAAAGATCAGCACCACCACTGTGCTGGGTTGATATAGCAAGACCGTCCGACTCGTAGCCGTATGTCGCGAAACGCATTCCGCTTTCATCGATAATGCCGGTGAGCTTACCGATCCCACTGCCGGCGGCGCTGTACGCATTTTCATCGTAAAGGTATTGGCGGGTCTTGCCATCAGGGTAGGTAACGCTGCTTAGTAAATTATTGGAGTAACCGTATTGCAGCGTGCCGCCATCCGGCAGAGAGACTGAGATAATGCGCGCGCTATCGTCATAGTGAAAGGTCAGCGATAGGCCATGGACATCAGTGACCGTGTTAAGCAATTCGCTTGGCAACGCTGAGCCTGTAGACGATAGTTGCGTTCCGTCCGTATAGGCTAGTGAGACCAACACGCGGTCTTCATCGCTTATCGACTGCAATTGGCCCGATGCGGTGTAGTCCTCGTACTGGCGCATGTCAGCTACAAACAAGTGCCAAGATGCTACCGAACCGTCAGCATTGTCGACTTCGGTCAGTACGTCATCAACATCGCGACCGCTGCTACTAGTCCATAGATCGTTGGTCTTATTGAATATCAGAAATTGACCATCAGGACGCAATAGCGCGACCTCTGTGGGGTAAATAACTGAGATGCTCCGATCGTAGCTCGATAGCCACAAATAACCCATGGTCGAGCTGCGCGTATTAGGGTCACTGTTATAACGTCGAACAAATGATAAATCACCTTGTGAAAAATCATTTTCCTCTTCGTATTTGTTACCCGTTGCAATATTTATCGGGTTCCCAATAAACGGAGAGTTTCCAGCATGGGTACACGGGCATCCGAGATTTCTAGAGGGACTGAAGTCCCCTGTATATTGACCGTAAGTGGACCAGCTGTCGGTTAGTTCGTTATAAGCCGTGTATATTGGGTTGGTAATAATAAACTTAAAATGATAGCCACTAAAACCTTGATACCAGCCAGGCTCGCATGATGCGTAAATGATGTAGTCCGACGGCGCATAATTGGCTGCGATCCACTGAGGACCGTCAACTAGGCACGAATCGTATGCTTGATAAGCATACGGAAATGCAGCGTATCCGTCATAACTCTGTGCGGTTGCTCTTGAACTCATTCCCATCAAAAATGCAAGAAGTAAGAAGAACGCAAGGCAGAAACCAAAGCCGCTTCGGCTCGCACCTGTTGCTGGTCCGGCAGGTTGCCTGCCGAACAAGTATGGAATGAAATGCATTGCGCTCCCCTGTGATTGAGTCCCAGCTTGCACCGCGAATGTGTCAGAAACTGAGACAGCCTGGCACGTCGTCAGTAGACGCAGCCCTTCCTTTTTTGCCTGCCGATAGTGCCATCGCACGGCGACGAAGTCTTCAGGTAATTCCTACATCACATCCCTCACTTTTGAACGAGTCGGTCCGTATCGCCGGCACGTAGCCGCAGCGCATGAAACCAGCTAGCGCTGTTCCACGAGGAGCGCACGCACGAATCGTCCTAGCCACACGAAGGCGTGACCGCCTAGCATTCGTAAGTTATTACGGTTACTGTGCGCACCCCATAGCCCGTCCGGGCAGTGATCCTTACGCACCTGTTAGCCCGTCCTTCCGCAAGGCTGTGAGGGGTGTCGAGTTTTGACATGACCCGTACGACCACGACCGAAACCGTACTGCCGAAGGACCGGCGATTTGATCCCTCGCGCACACCTGTCACCGAGGAGGCGCGCCAGTTCATCGCCGAAGTCATGCAGAAGCTGAGCGCCGCGGAGAACCGGCGCAAGAAGCGCAAAGCCACCGACCAAGCCATCCATGAGAGCGCCTTATCGGCCCTCGTCTGCGATCTGGTTCACCGGTGCTCCATCGAACCCTTGGGGTGGCTCACGGTGGAACTGTCGAAAACCGCGCTGTCCAAAGGCAAACGACGCGCACCCTTCATGACCGAGCAATTCGCCGTCCTCGTGAAGTCGCTGGCGCAGCCCGCGGTCGATGTCCTGGAGCTGCGTGTGGGCGACCCACACCCCTACACCGGCGTGCAGTCCACCATCCGGGCCAGTGAGGCCTTTCAGGCTCGTGCGGATGAGCTGGGTTTGGACATCGAACACTTCAGCCGTGACCCGAAGCTTCTCGGTGATCCCCTGGAGCTGCGCTCGGTGAAGACCAAGCGACTCGTGAATGGCAAGGTCGCTTTCATCGCCGACAAACTCCCTCTTCCTGACAGCGACCGTGTCACTCAGAGGCGTGACGAGATGACCGCGATCAATGCATGGATCGCAGGGGCGTCCTTGGGGTGGGTTGGGGACTTCAAAGCCGACAAGATCGACGTCGGACATCGTGCCCTCAAACGTATCTTCAACAACGGCTCATTGGATGCTGGCGGGCGACTTTACGGTGGCTTCTGGCAGCGACCGACAAGCGAGATGCGAGCCAACAGCTTGTTGATCGATGGGCAAGCGATAGCCTCACTAGACTTCGCCCAGTCCGCGCTGCGCATGGCCTACGCCGAAGTTGGGGTAGAGCCACCCGCGGGAGACCTGTACGCCGTATGGGGCCTTGAGGGTTACCGCAGTGAGACCAAGCGGATCATCAACGCTCTGCTCAGCGCCGACACGATGCCCAGCAGGTTTCCCAAGGGAACGCGCGGGGAAATGCCCAAGAGCTGGAAGTTCGAACGGGTGAGCCACTTCATCCAGCGCTATCACGCACCCATCGCCTCTTTGTTCGGCTCCGCGAGCGGTCTTCGCTTTATGCGGGATGAGAGCGAGATTCTTATCCGCACCCTGCAAAAGCTCCAGTCGCTTGGCATCGTGGCCTTACCCATCCATGACTGTGTACTGGTCGGTTGGTCTCATCGGGAGATCGCCAAGAAGGTGATGGAAGAAAGCTTCCGTGACGTGCTGGGTGTCCTCGGTGTCGTGGAGGTCGAAGGGAAAGACTGGATGAGGGGGAGGGAGGAAGGTAATACCCGAGAGACTGATGGGAACGATGATGAGGGAGATAACCGCTCTTCTCCTGCTCTACCTGTAGTTCAACTTGGGTTCCCCTTAAGTGGGGGGCATGAAGCCCAACTCACTGGAGCATCGGGGTGATGCCAAACGCACTTCGACGCCAACAGCGACTGGCAAATCTACGTCACCGCCTCGCGAACCCCCAGGACGCCTACGAGCGCTGCCGGTTGTATCCCTGCACCAACAGCACCACGGCAGACCGCGGCGAGGGATTGAACCGCCTTTACTGCCGTAAGCACATCGAGTTCTATCGGCGACATGGAAGCTACGTTAAACGCAGTTACACAGCAGGTGAATTGCGACCGTATCGCGCACAGGCTCTTGCTTGGCTCAGGGCGCATGGCGACGGTCAGAGTGTGCGCTTGGCCGTCTCGGGCGTGCATCGTTTATATCGGGCCGCAGGCGCACCCGTAGAGGCCTTCAGGTTGCCGGGCCGGTCCCCTGCGGAACGAGCGAAGGCGAGTTGGGCACAGCTGCGCAAGCGAGAGGTCGATCCGCTGGAAGTGCTGGCGTCCTGGATTGCGGTTGACCGACGGCTACATGATGACCCGCAGCCGGATCGTCATGACGAATATCGGCACGTGCAGGTCGCCAAGCTGATTCACCGGATGGCGGGGGGCACGCACAAACGGTGGGAGCGGGAAGGCGCTGACGGCATTCTCGATGTCACCGAGCTTCATAAGCACCCCGTTAGTCGCGGGCAGGTGTTGAGGATTATCGGTAGAGACGTTTCGAAAATCTGCGCAGCTGTGCTCTGCCACCCGTGGTAACTGCAGCGATAAGATTAAGGGCGGGCGACGGCAGCGACGATTCAGATGGGCAGCTTTAGCTGAGAAAGGACACCTAGTAATGTCGCCAAGTCGCTGCGCTTACCGTATCGCCCGGTTGTGATGTTGTCGTTTTCATGACCCGCTATCTCGGCTATGTGGTACTCAGGGATACCCAAGTTTTTCAGCCTTGTCGTCATGGTGCCGCGGAAGCTCTGCACCTTCTTTTTTGGATCGGTGACACCCGACTTGCGAAGCCATTTGGTGAGTTGCTTAGATAGCCGGTCGACGCTGCCCCGCACCTCGTTGTCCGTGTGACGCACACGCTTGGGAAAGAGAAACTCTTCCGAACAAGCGTCAGCGAACTCCATGATCCCGAATTCCAATAGTCGCGGATGAATCGGCACAACGCGAAAACTGCCATCTGTTTTAAGCCGCTTGTGATTGGTCGCCTCGGACTCTTCGTTGAAGTCAAACACCGGGACGCCCTGCTCTATTCGGACGTCAACCTTTCGGAGCTGCGCAGCCTCGCTCATCCGGCAACCTGTGAACGCCATGATTCGGGGAATCCAGAGGCCGTAAGGTTCTTTGGCGCGTTTATTTATCTCTGAGAAAAACGCCACGATATCGACGTCATCAAAGACTTTGCGAGCATCCTGCGGTCTTCCCTCCTCCACTTCGCGAAGTATGGTTGCTGGGCTTTGAGCAATGTGATCGTGATCGGCAGCCCATCTAAATAGTGTGCGCACATGTTGGTAGTGTTTATTGATGCTTCGCGGTTCAAGCCGCTGCACAAGCGGATCACTCTCCACGACACCCAAAACTTCGCGAACGGTCTTACCTGGATACTTTTTAGTCATGTTGGCGGGCAGCTTCGTGATATCAAGTCCGAGCTGGCGAATGTGATCTTTGGTGACGTCGAAGACGGGAGGGTCATCAAGCAAATCAGCGATCAGCTGGAATATCTTCTTGCTCTGCTGAGCGGTCTTGGCGGTCCACTTGGACTGTGCAACGCGCTCTTCGGCGTACATCGCTGCCAAGGACGAAACCTTTGGACTGAACTTGGCCTCTGGCTTCGATGGCTCAGGCGCCCTCGCCGTAACCCTTGGCCGCACCAGCGGCTCCCCAGCAACCGCCCGAAGTTCCGCTATGGTTGCCTGAAGACGAGTCTCCATGAGGCGCCGTGCCAGCTTTCGTTGCGCCGACTCCTCGGCATCCGGAGCCATCTCTTTGGCCAGTCCGATGGCAGATGACAGGTCAGCCGCCGCCAAGGCCCCTGAAAGCCCATGACAGCGCTCATTGAGCTGCGAGGAGTACAACTCCAGCCCAGCAGCGTTCCAGTCTAAGGCTAGGCGATCTTCGATCTCATCGAACGACGCGGCAAGGTAACGCTCGGTGAGGACATCTAGCTCTTCTTGCTTCATCGCGCGGCCGTGTCTTCGTAAACGGCTGAGAAGGGTGCCGACATACGGCTCCCAAAGCAAGTTCTTGCGATTGGCCTCACGTATGTCGGTCGTCCGCAGACTTTTAGTGATCTCCATTCGGCCTAAAAGGGCCTGCAGATCGCTGGGAACAAAGATACGGGAGGTGAAGATTTTTCCTCTGCGTCGTAGCACTTGTCGTAGCACTCGCTGTAACACTGGGTGAAAACAGTGCGGAGATGCTACGGAAACGAGTCGCGTCAGTGATTTAGACACGACTGGTGGCTATGGGTGGACTCGAACCACCGACCCCAGCATTATGAGTGCTGTGCTCTAACCGGCTGAGCTACATAGCCATGGGATTGCCCACTATACCGGATCAGCG